TACTGGGTCGGTACTGGGTCGGTACTGGGTCGGTACTACCCGCAATCATACTATTCATGAAGGGAACTTATAGCGACCTTTGGTGGTTTATAAGTTTTTTATAATATCTGTAAGATTGCTATAATTCAAGTGGTCTAGAGCGCATTCAATAAGAACCCGATTGTTCACCGCATTATACCCGATATGGAACAAATTGCTCATAAATGTGCCATATGTCAGAAAATGTGGCGTTTAGGGTATAACTAAATCCATGTGTCTAAATTGTAGGATATAATCGACATATCACACCACATATGTACGGAATATGCCGTTTTATCGACTTAACAGACGAGTTGTTGCGTTTTTTGCAACAGTTTCCCAGTTAAGGACGCAAATCTGCAACGCAATTCCAGTTAGCCATCCATCCAAGGCGACTGCCAATCTTCAACAACCTTGTTAAAAAACGCATCATTTTTTTTAACATCACGGCTTGACAACTCCAAAAGTCAATAGTGAACCCTGCGGCTTTTTGACGACCTGCCAGCGGATTTCTTTTTACTGAAATACACCTCATGCACATTCAGCATTCTTTTTGCCATCACTCTAGCCGCATCCCCCCTCTTATCCTTCTGCAATAAAACAGAATAACAAACACCTCCAAATTCTTTTTCAATCATGGATCTTTGAGGCTCAGTTAAATAGCCAAATAACGCCTGCACGCTCACCCTCTTTTTTATCCCACGCCTTTTGGACACCCTCTCAATTGCGTGAATCGCACAATGGCACTCCCTGCAAAGCACTTGCAAGTCACTGATTCTTTCATTTCCTCCCCATCCTTTGTAGGTAAGGTGATGAACGTCCCTCCCTTCCTGCCCGCATTTCCCACATATTGAGCCATAATGATCCAATGCCTTTTGGCGAATTGCTTTCCACAATGGAGATTGCAAATACTCTCTATGAAGTTCCTGTTTAATGGTAAGGTTCACAGCAACCCCCTTTTAACAACATTGCCCACCTTTCTCTTTTGCCTTACCACTCCCTTGTGGCCCTTTGCCATTCTCCAATAAGAAGACCAATCCACCCACCAAGGCTCATCACCATTATATCCCCAGCATACCAAATCTGGATCGTCTGGATGAATGTCTCCATTCTTAAATTGACGCTTGCCATCAATGCGCCTTCCACCTATTATCTCTTCAGCTTCGCTCATAGTTCAATTATGGGTTGAGGTTAAAGGCTGGTTGAGAACTCCATTCTCTCCAGCCTTGTTCTTTTTTACCCCTTGACTTCTAAAAACGCAAGTGCTATTTATTGGCCCTTCCTTAATTGGAAGTCTGGTCAATGACAGGATGTCTCTGACTCCCCTGCAAATCATTATACCTCGTGGATGGTCGCCCACCCATGCCTTAATCTTTGTCATACGCAATGCTTGCATACTGCCTCCATATAGAGGTAAGTGCAACGACCTGAAGGAAATAGCGAGGGGTCGAAGTTGTGAATGCTCCCTTGGTCTTGCTTTGACTTAAGACGCCAAAGCCCCAAGGGGCATGCTTTGTCTTTATCCAATTAGCTCTCTGCAAGAGCCTGTGATGGTAATCAAGATATAATAAAATAATTCTACTCATAGAATCAAATATCATCTACCCTCCATTTATGTCCTACGACGAACTCCAACTCCACACCTTCAAAGAAGCCACAAAACTAGCCTCCTCTGGAGAAGAATTCGCTCACCTAATAAGACTACTCAATCCAGAATACTCCCTTCGCCTAAAAATCTACGTCCAATCACTCCCAGAAGACATAGCTTCCACAACAATCTATGGAGCCGCAGTAACAAAACAACTCGTCAAACCCAAATCCAAACCTAAAAAATCCAGATGATCGACACAATCGTAGCGGTTCCTGACGAAAACGGAATCTATAACGCCACTCCTCACAATCACGGAGATACCATCCTAGTCCACGGATCATGCAGAATGATCCCCTACATCAACTACATCAAAGAATCCACACAGAAATATAAGATTCTCTACCTCCGTGCCTACGGACAAGACCCTGCAAAATGGGAAAATAACCAAGTTCTCCAAAAAATCCTCAGGTCAGTAAAAATCTTCATCTACGAACACTCCCAAAACATAGGAGTCCTAAACACCGATCAGTCCCAACCCCAAAACATCTTCCAAATCGGACTCCAACCAGAACTCTCCATCCAAGTCCCAGCCTTCAACGACATCTTCATCCTCTTCAACGACTACTTCGACCAAGCCGCCAAAGACTACACCACCTCTTTAATCGGCCCACACGACCCCTCCTGCCTCTCCGATCACCAAATCCGCACAATCTACCTAGACGGAGAACAACAGATCCAGAAATTCCTCCGTAATTGCCATAATACCTCCTTCCCCGAATTCGCAGACTACTTCCTCCAAAACTACCTGTCCACTCGCCTATTCTGCTCATTCAACCATACCCATCGCAACTACTCCTACAAAGTATGGGAACTCCTCAATAACCGCTTCCTACACCTCCCACAACTCCCCAACCTAGCCTCCCTATCCTTCTACGAGAATACCCAAACAAAACTCCACCCATACGACCATATCCACCGAACCTTTACATGGAAACCAGAGGAAATAGAAGAGTAATGTCATATTGGGTTTTTGTGAAAAAATTGTATGGGGGCTTACGCGAGAAAACAGGACAAAAACTTTTCGGGTCAAAGGCGGTGCCCGTCAACGGCTCCACGCTGAAAAAGAATCCTTTTTTTCAAAGGGAAACTGACCTGTCAAAGGCTTGGCAACGTGCCATTCCATGATATAACATGACGTTATATGCCCAAGTGATCGCCGGGAATCGTGGAAAGTCTTTTTCTACTCTGTAAACGTGACGACGTTATGCCTATTTCTTATGACTGTTATCTGATGCTATGGAGGGAATCGGCGGTCAGATTAAGGATATTGACGGATAATCCCGCCTTTGACCCATCCTCTCCGAACCCATAGAGCTTCCCGGCTGTATCCATTATATCCTTTACTTTGCGCGACTCCGACAAGATAGCATCACCGGGAAGCGTGGCGACATACTCGCCAGCCTTTGCCATTGCATGGCTCAAGTTCGCCTTGAATCCCTCTTTCTGGGATTGGAAGGCATCCCGCACTACATCACTCACACGAGTGACAACTTCCGGTTGCAACACTTCCAACTCCTTTTTACCCTCTTCTATTTTCCTTTTAGCATTTCCCGCTGTTGTCCATCCCTTCCTTTTTGACAAGACGTAAAGGGTGTTTTTAGGGCATCCCGTTGCTTCGCTCGTCTTTAGGAAATCCCGGTCGTTTGCGTAAAAGGCCACTTCCAACGCTTCATGATCAAAGACCCTCTTTCCCCTAGTTTTTTCCTGCTTTTTCTCTTTTGTTTTACTCACAGAGAAAAGATGACACTTTCCCCCCGTTTCTGTCAATACCTACTTTTTACGCTCTAAAAGTAAAAAGACGGCTTACGAGGATTGTCTGTATCGTGTTTTTCCGTGGTGGCTGGCATGGTGACAAGGGGAGATTTTCCGTGATTCATGGGTCATCAATAAATATATTTTTGTCATACAAATGGCCTTTTGCGTTTGATTGTGCGGGAATGTCAATATATATTTTTTGATGCGCGAAAAAATATATGTTGCGGGAAAGTTTGCTTTGCGTATTGTGCGCCTTGCTGGCAATCCCGCCAGCAAAACACAACAAAAACACAACAAAAAACAACATGAACACAAAACGCAACCGCTGGACAAGGGCCGACCGGATCGCACGATTCTATCGTGTATTTTCCGACCTTGGCCTTTCCTTTGACGAGACCGAGACCCTCCGAAGGGCAGAAATGACTCTTCACCGCTGGCACGAATTGGAATGCGGAAACTGTAACGCATATGGAACAACTTATTGCCTTACTCGTGATGAGGGAACTGGGAAGCCTTTCATGGAATACCACCCACAAGACGGAAAGACACTAAGAACAGCATATCCCGACAAGGAAAAAGGCGCATTGCGCCGCATTGCCGCAGTTCTGGCGGGAAAAGAGAACATTGCTGGATACTACCAGCAAACAGATCCAAGAGGGTGCGCCCTCTACATCCTCCGAAAAGGTGACGTTCCCGAAGGGGAAAGGGCAGAATCTTATTATTCGAGAGGGATTGCCGTTTGCTATTAACCCACAACAAAAAAACTTATGTTTCAGTATAACAATCAAAGCGAAGTCAGAAACGCTTTCTGGGAAACCTTCCCAGAGCTAGAAGCACAAGCCCGAAAAAACCGGACTTTTTCCAAAGGTCAAAACGCACAAACCGCACATTGCCGAATGATTTTCTGTGACTGGCTGGACAGCCTATCAAGAAATACGCAAATCAGCGACAAACTGGCCCAAGATGTCACCCTCTAAAAAAATGAAAAAATCCGACTTCATAACGCAATACAACAGAGAAAAGGCTGTTCGTCTCTTCTTCCTTCAACTTCTCACCCTTTGCGCCATGCTCGCCACGCTTGCCGCAGTAGCTTGCCATCAACTCACCCACTAAAACCATGACACAAGAACAAAAAATGGAAGCCGCAGTGCAAATCATGAAAGCGGTTGCCGAAGCCATAAAAGAAGCGGGAAGCATACCCAGCGGCCACTTATACGCTCAAATAATGGGAAAAATGTCCCTTGGATCTTATGAAAAAATGATTGGCGCAATGCAACGGATGGGAATCATCAGGGTAGAAGACCACTTGATAACCTACGTAGGAAAATAACCCACAACAAAAGGAGAACACCATGGACACGACACAAGACGCAATTCACAAAGCATATTTGCAAGGCAAACAAGCAGGAGAAAACGCGGCAGAGAATGCCATCGAATACCTATGGGGCGGCAGAATAACCAGAGGAGCAAAAGAATGCGCGGAATCATTTATCAAAGCAAGCGAGGAAGGGGACCCACGAATATATGACGCTTTTACCCTTCCCAACTTGTCCGGTGAGTGGGCGGACGAGGAAAATCCCAATGACCTTTTCGAGAAATGCACCGGGCACGAGTATTTTCCCGATGCCGATGATCATCAAGAAACAATGGACGAGATATGCAGAGAATGGGAACACGCAGTTGCAGACTCTTTTTTTGCAACCTTGGAGAAATCGGCACGGGATTTTCTCGCAGAAGAATAAGCAACAAAACACAACAAAAAAATTAGAATATAACATGGACAAAATAACATACACGGAAGAAGAAATGACAAGTGCATATTGCCAGAAAATCAAAGAATTAAGGGAAGCTTTGCAACTCCTTTATTTCCAAGCCAAGGATTTAGATCAATCAGCAACAAGCCAAGGATTGCTAAATTGCGAAGCACTAGCAAAAGCCCGAAAAGCATTAGAAGACTCTTTAGAATACAGATAAAGAAATGAAATCGTTTTTCTATCACATTGCAAGCTTCATCTGCTGGCTTGTAGCCGTATCTTTCATTCTTTTCTGCCTCTTTTGGAATTAATAACATGAAAACAATAAAACTGAAGCAACACCCTGATTTTTCTGGTGTTTGGCTTGGCAAGCATGGGAAAAACAGGTTTTGCGTCGTGTTGCCTAATTATCAGACGGAATTGGGTATAAAGCCCTCCCCTTCATCGGTTAGGGAGGCAATAGAGGCGACAAGTTCACCGGGCGACAAGCCATTAGGGGATTTTCTCCTCTGTTTTGCCTAGCCTCCCGACAATCTCCCCCTTGCATAGCAGGGGGGAGAAGCCGGGGGGATAGCTTCACGGGGGAATCTGTAACCTTTACAGAGCAACAAAAAAACAACATGAAAGAAATGGAAGTAAAAATTATTCAAGCCATATCAATTATGGAAGATCATATTCAATATGACGATGGGGGGGAAGAATCGGGTGAAGCGTTTGTGATGCAAACACTAATTGATTGCTTGCAAGAAATTAAAAAAGGGAAAATCAAATGATAACACGGGAAAAACTAATCAAAGAATATGAGGGCTGGAAAAACAACTATCTTTCCCCCGCCCTATTCGCCGAGCATCGTGGACTGACAGAGGAAGAGGGAAAGCTACTTATTGAACTGGGCCGATTGATTGCTTCCCACGATCACCCGGAAGCATAGTCAAAGCAAAGGGAGGGGGATTTTCCCCCTCCCTTTTTCGTGCCATGATTCCCGCCATGATTCCCGTTAGCATTCCCGTTAGCATTCCCGTTAGCATTCCCGTTAGCATTCCCGGACCTTCCCGGACCTTCCCGGATCTTCCCGGCTCTTCCCGGTGACTTCCACCGTGCCAGTTCCTAGTTTCTTTCCATCACCAATTGAATAGGTAATTTCATCCTGCAATCGTGCAGGTTGTTTCCCCGTCCTAATGGGTAGGTGATTTCATAAAACTGCCTCGCTAGGACTCGAACCTAGGCAAGATCCTCCAAAGGGATCGGTGCTACCATTACACCACGAGGCATTATCTATATTAAATAGGTGATTTCATCCTACTTTTCGTGCAGGTCATTTCATTTTTATTTTTGGATAGGTGATTTTACCTTTGAATATGAAAAGTCATGTTTGAATTCGCTTTTCAATCCCTTTGCTTCTAGCCATTTGTCGCAAGCCTTGCCAACCACTCTGGAAAGGGATACTAGGTATTCCTGTTCCTCGCTAACGCGATCAATGGTTTCGATCCCTGCATGGGGCAGGTAATTTTTAACCTTCTCTCCTTTCATTAGCTCAATACGTTTTCGATATAGGCGTTGATGGAGCAAATGACGCAGTTGGATTTATCCTCCCCCTCTTCTCCGTGGTTATATCCATCCTGCCCCCTTGTTGCCGCCTCAATAAACTGCGCAATGTCGTGCAGGAATGAAAGGCTTTCTGTGGCTGAGGCAAACAACTTGGCGATACGCAATGCCTCTTGCGGCCCTGCTTGGTCGCTAATCTTTGCAACGCCCCTGTCATTAGCGTCCAGAACCATATCCGCATCGGCACGGAATGGAAACTGAAACGGGTTCTCTGTCTTGAATTCGTCGGGAATGATTAGGTTGCTCATAATTAGTCGATTAGAATTCCTTGTTCATCTCCAAGCCCTTCAATTTCTTCATGGCTTCCTCCAACAAAGAAAACAATGCTATTGCCATTTTCTGAGTTGACGATATATGCGATGTTGTCGGGATTGACATATATTGGTTCGCGGCTGGATGTTGTTAGTTTAATTAGTTTCATGGTTATGCGATTTGGTATTGGGAAAAACGCTTCCCGTTTTTATTGATGGACTTCTCGGTTACTGCAATTCCTTCCTTCCTCATTTCGTGGATACGGGCGGCTAATCTGAAGCATCCAAACTTGTTAAGTGCTTGGATGGCAGTCAAGGGCTTTCCCGTGGCTAGGTATTTCATTATCATGATGCATTGCGCTGGGCGTTTATGCTTGGTGTTCTTTTTCATTTATTTCGATTGTATTTGGTTAGTACGTTTCGGATCTCGTCGGCTATTTTTTTGGTTTTACCGCGAGAGTTGTGTTGGTTTATTAGCTCCAGAAGTTGAAGTAAAGCATCAAGTTCTACTTGCAGGTGATTTATTAATTCTTCTTTAGAATCCATGTTCCTCTTTGTGCTTTAGGTTGTTGATTTCCTTTTTGGTTTCAACCAAAGAGATTTTGTTTAGCATCATCGTGCATTCCATCGGGTGATCCCTGTAAAAGATGGCGATAGAACGCTCGGTCTTCTTGCGGCTATACTCAAGCAACTGGAACGCACCGAGCAAAAGCGCACCAGCAATTCCAATTGCCCCAGTAATAAGTACGGTAGTAATCATTTTAGGATTTTGGTCATTGCCTCGTTGATTGCTTCCGTTTGCTGGGAAAATATGGAGTCCAGCCTGTCAAAATATGCTGGCTGTTTCATACTGCGCGACGGTGATTCAACCGCTTTTTTGAGCGCAATCAAATCGTTGTAAATTGCCCTAGCCCTTGGAACAGAGATTCGGATCTCATCCAACCCTGCGTGTTCTGCCTGTGTGATGCTGACCTTGAATAGCGCATCGTGTGCCACTACTGCGTCTGCTTTGGATTTCATTATTGTGTTCATGTTTTTCAGCGGTGGTTGTGCCGCTAGGGATGAGTCTTTCAGAATTTTTTAATGGGTCAATAAAAAAAATAAAAAAATCTCATCGCCTGTAGAGCTAGTGTTTATGCGGTTAAAGAGAAGGGCCGGGATTTCTCCCGGCCCTTCATGCGTGTTCAACAGAGGGAAACGTCAAACCCTCGTCCAAGGATCTCCCTTGGCTCTATTCGCAAATTATTAAAACGGGGCGTCTTCGTCCCTGTCATTCGGGGCGTATGCGTTTCCCTTATCCTTGTTATGGGCATCAAGGGATTTGTTGTATGGCTCCTTGATTTCAACACGGTGGTAAAGGTTGCCGCCGCTTTTAGGAGTTTGCTCAGGCCAAACAACAAGTTCCTTTTTCTTTCCGTTGATGGTGATTTCCCCCTTCATGTATGGTGCCTTGGGATTCACTTTTTCCTGCCGCCAAAGGCGACCCTTCATTTCGTTGTCGTATTGCATTATAATTTGTTTTATTGGTTATTTTTCGTCGAATCGCATATAGCTTTCACGAAACTCAAGAGGTATTCTAGCCCGTCCACAGGCTCTTGCAAGCTTAATGTTCAGATACCAGTTGCCTTCATCGTCACGTTCAATGACCAGAAAAAGGTCACAATCATGTTCTATTGCTCTTGACTCTCGGCTCGCTCCATCAGCGTTAAGCTGGGTGAGTGCAATTATGGTAATGCCTAGCTCCTTGGCAAGCTGTTTAAGCGTCCTAGAAGCCTCTGCAACCTGTCGCTCGCGGCTGTCCTTGCGGTCGGTAGGGGAGAGCAATTGGATGTAATCTACGACGATTATGCGGGTTTTATGCACGGCGCACATACGGCGCATGGCGGCACGAAGCTGAAGCGGATTAACGTCTCCCTCATCACGGATGTAGATCGGTAGCAACGAGGCTTGGTGTGCGGCCCTGCCAATGTTGGCAATATCTTGCGATGTCGGTGCCTTGGAAAGAACGCTCACATCAACCCCTCCGTAGGAGGCAACGAAACGATCAAACAACTCCCCACTACTCATCTCAAGGCTAATGAATCCAACGGCATGACCAGCGTTTGCGGCCCTTGTCGCCATGTTGACTGCCATGCTGGTCTTGCCACCCTTGGTAGCGGCACCGATTACGATCAGTTGTCCTTCTCGGAATCCACCTGTGATGTCGTCCAATGGCTTAAAGCCAGTTGTAACGCCAATCAGCCTTCCCCTGTTCTTGAAGATTTCCTCGTATGCGCTGACCCTGTTTAGAGCAACCTCCTTGAGCGATTCAATGCGCCCCTTGCTTTCCGCATCAGCGGCTACGGCAACCAAAGCCTTCTGGACTACCTCGCTCAATTCCCCTGCCTCGGATGGGTTTTGTGCTGAAGCGATGATGCGTTCAGCGGCAGAGATGGCCAGTCGTGCCGTGTGCTTGTGGCGAAGGATCTCTAGGTATTCGCGCCAGTTGCCCGTGACTGCCGGGGCTATGAAGCACTCCGTTAGGAATGCCGCCCCTCCTGCGTCATCCAATGTTCCTGCATTGGACATAGCATCTGTGAGCGTGACTAGATCGCAATCTCTTCCTTCCTTCCATAACTCCAATGCCGATTCAAAAACTCTCTTGTGACACGGGTGGTGGAACAGCTTTGGAGCGGCATAATCTGCCGCCTCGTTGAGAATGCTAATGTTCTGGATCGCGCAAGAAAGGAATGCTTTCTCTGCGTCAAGGCTGGCTGGTGTTGTTGTCATTTTTTTTGCTGATTTCTGTTTTGAGTAGTTCGTAGGCTTCCTGCATCTCCATTCTATCTGCCCCGTCAACTGCGGCTTTGGCTAGGATCATTGCCGCATTGCGTTGTGCCATCACTTCGGAAAGCTTGTCAAGCATGGCGTTGAAGTTCTTTTCTGTGTATGGAGTGGTCATAGTTCCCATGATTCAACTTTCTTTACAATTTCTGCCTTGATGCAAGCAGAGTTATCGTTCCTTGTAAGCGTAACAACAAGACTTGAACCAGAAGATATAAGCAAGGAATCAAACCTTGCCTTATCGTTGAATTCTTTAATTTCGCGCAATGCATCATCAATTTTTACTTGGATGCTTTTAGTTTCTATAGTTCCCATGCGTCCTCTCCGTCTTCGTCTTTCCCGATAATTGTTGCTGAAAATCCAAGGTGCTTCAGCAAATCAATAAGCCTGTTATGCTCGCACGGGCCAGATGCCGCCATCACTCCGTCAACCAAGATGGTTTCGCCAAATTCTGTGCAACAACCATCGGAGCATTGATCGTAATAAGGCTTTATGGTGATTGTGATATTTTTCATTTCTTCTTCCTCCCCCTTGGCTTTGGCTCAGGCTTGGCGGCTTGCATGGCCCAGTAAAGATCAACCTGCTTCTGGAACACATACCACTCCCTTGAAAGATCATTTCTCCAGACAACCTCAAAGTCGCCCTCATCCTGCTTGCCTATGCGAACAATCGCGTGGTTGGTTATTTGGTTTTCTGATTCCATCACATCAATTTTAACGCCATCTGGAATCACCTGATATGTCCCAATTTTAATATGCCTACATTCTTTTCCGTCTATGGTTTTTGCAACCTTTGGTTGATTGCAATTCCATAGCTGTGCGTATCCAGCACATTGCCGCCAGTATGATTCGCTAATCTTCTTTGATGTCTTGAAGTCTAGAAGGATGTGTTCTCCTTTTTGAGTACGAGCTATCAAATCAATCGTTCCTCCATAACGATGCTCTTCGTTCACCAACTGGATCTCCGTGGCAACTTTCTCAAGCTCCTGCCCATCCCACCAATCGACGAACTTGTTGTAGCACATAAGAGCCTTGTCAATGTCTTCCTGCTCGTAATCGGAAAGATCGGCCACTTGGTTATTCAAGAAGCATTCGATGAGGAAATGTGCGATAGTTCCAATGTCAGCGGCTTTGTCTCGCTCCTTGCGATAGTCCTTTCCCTCCCTGCCAAGGTTCCATGCCCAATATAGCAATGCCCCGGCATCATCTCCAATTTTGCATATAGTGCTACCTCCCGGCACTTGGGTTCCATCAGATAGATGGTATTTTTGGTGGGGAGCGTTACGCTCTAGTTTTACTTTTTCCATAATTTTTATTCGTGTTCTTGAACACACTCGTAATCAATAGAGCATCCGCACTTGCATTCCTCTGGCTCGCAATAGCCACCATCTGACGGCTCATTGTCTTCGTAAGAAAACGAAGTCTTTGCTGGCGCATAAGGGAATACCTTTACCTCAAGCGATGCCTCGCATTCGGGGCAGTCGTAGCTGACCTTGTATGGTTTCATTGTTTTTCTGTTGCGAGGATGGTGAGTCCTCTGGTTCGCCCCTAGCTATACGAGGGGGTGATTTCGTGGTCAAGAACAAATTTTTGCCAATCTTCATCATTGATTCCATCGGTTGCCGTGGCGTTTCCAAGCCCGTTCTGATTGACGAAAACCTCCACCAGCAATGCAAGCGCATCGGCTCTGTCAGGGGAGTTTCCCTTGGTGCGCTTCTTCAATTCCCGCTTGCTTTCAAGTACCATCTTCTCGTTCTTGAGAGAATAGATGCGAGCGCATAGCTCTCTTGCCGTTTGGTCGTCCAGCCCCCTCATGCGACCCGCCATGACAACAACTTTGATCTGCCCCCATAGCTGACTCACGCGATTGGCATAGACTTGTTTGGCTGGTCTTGTGTCCTCCACGGAAATAGGTGCTTCGGTTGCGGCCCCTCCGAAACTGATTCGATGGAATCCATTCTTCCATCGTTGTGAAATGATATCGGCTATTCCCGCGCCACCACCAGTAGCATCAAGCGCAAAGTTCTCTGGACTCACGTTATACTTTTTCAGCAATTCAATCGTTTGGTCTGCCACTTGATAAAACAAGGGATAGTTTGCATCCTCCATCAAATTTAATCTGATCGTCTCATCGGCCAGTAGCATGATTTGCCCATCGTCTGATTTGCCCATCTTTCCAACACGAAAGATACAATCGTCGCCATCCGTTGTGAATGCGGGGTCAAGAGCGGCAATTGTAGTGATGCCACCACCAGCCCACAGAACCTTGTCCCTAGCCTTCCCCTCTGCAATCGTAGGAGCGTCCAGAAGCGTGTTCCTCGCCCCTCCCTTGCTCCACATACCCCTGCAATAGCTATTCCACTCTAGACTTCCTTCGCCAAAGTTTTTGCGGATTGTATCCACGTTGTCTTGCCCAAACAAATATGGGTAGATTGTGCGACCAGCCTTAATGTTCGGTGATTTCAGCCCGTCGAATCGGACGCACACGCCAGACTTTGTTTCCCAAAACTCATCGTCATCCTGTATGCTCCCCCATCCCATCTTCGGCTCACAGAATAGCCCATGAGGATCGAACATGGATGATGCGTTGGCGATAGCGATGAAGTGATAGAAATCGGTTCCCACCTCCAAGTTTGCCCTAGCTGAGAACACGGCTGGATTTGTCTGTGCCGCCTCGTCAACCATGATGACCATGCGAGGTAGGTGAACACCCTGCAACTTTCCAACGGCTTGCTCAACCGCTCCACTATCGACGGCAAGCGCAATAATGGCAGAGCGATCATCTCCCTTCTCAAACTGGATCTTGGTTTGTGAATCGACTAGGTTCAGTCCAAACAGGGGATAGATTGGTCGCACAAACTTCATCATCTCTGCCCAAATGCGACCACGCAATGACGGGACTGTGGTTGAAGTAAGGGCAACACGGGTTCCCATAGGTTTAGCCAAATATTCCACCAGCGACAGCAAGGTGAAGGTAAATGTCTTTCCAGCCGCCGCGCACCCAGTAACGCCAATCTCGTTGTGATTAGTCCACGCCCATAGTGCTAGTTCATTCCAGTCGTTCCACCTAGTCATCACATCGGGCCATAGCATACCAATGCAATGCTTGATATGCTGGCCCCGGCTCAAGCCAGAGAATCTGCTTGGGTCATGGTTAGCCACCATCAGCAACTCAATCTCTAGTTGAGTTACTTTAGGGAACTTGCTGACATCCAGCCCGTAAGTCTGTAGCTTCATTATGGAAAGGGCCGCTGGCGCATCTAACACCAACGGCCCTTGGGGGGATACACCTTTAAGGGTCTATCGTCCGTTGCAGGGTTAGTAGTTTCGCAGTTGTGATCTAATGCTGTCAAGCGCAGACTTTGGCTTGCTAGTAACTTCTTCGTCGGAAGAGGAACGGTTAATGCGAGGCTGGATACTAGCCGCTTGCTTTGCGCGGGTCTTGTATTTGGCAAGCTCTGCCTCAACCTTCGACAGCTTCTCTACAGCATCCTTTGCAATTACAGCAAGAAATGGAGCAACTGCCATGTCGTTCTTACTTGCATTTCCAAGGAAGATGTTTTTTGCGGCGGCAATCCTTTGCTCAATCAGCTTGTTCGATTCGTCGTTATCTCCCTTGCGGAAGAAATCAGATTGACTGGAAAGGTGGCTGGCAACGCGATCAAAGGTTTTCGATAGCTTTTCGTTGAAGGCACTCCTTTCTGCTTCCTCATTCTGAATAAATGCCTGTTTGGTTGGACGATGATTTTCAAGCGCATGGTCAAGCGAAACACGCTTTCTATCAACCTCATTAATAAGCTCAAGGAATTGACTAGCGGCGGCTCCTCCTCCGAATGACTCATCAATGAAATCAATACGCTCCTTGCCTTTCAGAGACAAGGCCCTTTCTGCAATCTTTGGGTCTTCTGCCATCTCTTGTGCATAAGCAACAACATTATGAACAGCTTGTTCGTATGGTTCTTTTAGGTTTTTGATGAATGCAGGAGATTTCTCAAAATCAGATTTCTCCAGAGTTTCCTCCATCTCTTCTCTCTTGCGTTTAGCTTCCGCAAGTTCCTCCTTAATGCTTTTCACTTCCAACTCATAAGCCTCTGCCTTCTTGCGAAGTTCCGCAATGTTGTCCTCCTTGGATTTCTTCTTGGGCTTCTCCTCAACGATAGGATCTTCATCCTTGGACAAGTCCAGATCATCAAGCGATAGGTCGGCTAGGCTTTTCTTTTCTTCAACTATCTCTTCCTTCGGGGCTTCAGTCTGGCCTCCGCTATCAAGATGTTTTAGAAATTCAGATGATGTCATCTCTTGGACTTCCTCAATCCCCTTTGGAGTCTGATCCACCTGAGAGTAATTTACTTTTGGAATCTCTGGTGCCTTGAATCTTTTTGAAATGTTCTCCTGCCAAGAATCGGTAGGGGCTTCCGTTGTAGTTGCTAGGATTGGGTCTGCTGGTTGTGTGTTTGTTTCGCTCATGGTGTGTTAAATTAAAATTAGTTTTGGTAGGTTGGTTGAATTGGCTTTAGTTCATCGTCGGATTGAGCAACAGCCAAATTAGCAAGATCGCTCCAAGCAGAAGCCCTGCCGCAATCCCAGCCAAAAAGCACATGGGAGTTGTTTGCAGATTGCAAAAGCGATGGGCCGCTTCCGATTGTCTTTGCCATTGTCTGACCCTCCAGAATGGAAAGTGCTTCTTGCATGATCGGCTGGTTAAGCAATTCAGCAAGTGCCGCGGCATTCTTTGGGTCTTTTCTCCATTCATTGTATGTCATTTCATTAATTCAGTTGGGGATTGATTGGTGCCAGCTTTCTTCCTCCATGTCAATAGCCTGTGCGTCTCTTATTGAGTGGATTAAGTTTTTATGGGCAAGTGCGATTTCAGAGTCTTTTCCGTGAAAAGTTCTGTGGTACAAATATCTTTCGTAAATTAATGCTACAATTTGTTCCGTTGCCTCAAGCCTTCCTTTGTCAAAAGGGTTCATTTTGATATGCGGTGGACTTCTCTTTGCAAGTACCAAATCGCTTTGGTCAAGTCTTCAATTTCAGTCGCTTTGTTTTTATATCCAGCCCGTGAGATATACTTTACTGCGTTGCCGCGATTAAAGTTCATGCACTCGGTAATAGTGATGATCTCAACTGGATAAATATCCTTATAGTGGCTTGGGTTGATGGGGTCATTAGCCCCATCATTCGTGGTGGTCATGGGTTTTTATTTTGGTGTTTTACTCAAATGAGGGAGGTGCGCCCTTCGGCTTTGATTTTTTTCTGCCATATTACGGAGCAATTCCTGAGTATTTACTCGCCAGCTTTACCTTGTCAATCATCAATTTTTGAGCCACTTGCTTGTCTTTAAGCTCAAGCTGTTGTTGCACCTTTTGCTGTTTTAGCATTGCGTCATTCTGGAACTTTGCTTGATCCAACTGGATCTTGTTCATAGCAACCATCATTTGAGGAGTTTGCTGGGGTTGCTGTTGCTCCTGCATCATGGCTTCCTGCTCTTGCTCCTGCATTGCTTGTGCCATGCTGTTAATCTGGTCGGCAATCTTCATCAATTCACCAACCTGCTCGTTCATGCTATCAAACTGCTCCTTGCGTGTAGGATCACCCTCCATGTTCTGAAGGTGAACAAGAAGATGGGGAATCTCTGAAGACATAATCTGTGACGCTTGGCGAGGATCGACCTGTTGCCCTTGAACGCCTTGAACAATCTGGCCAGCGAATTGTAGGTGGACGGTAAGGTGGACGAAGTGATTCTGGTCGGGATCAACGATGACTTGCCCTCCACTCTGGAATGCATTGTTCTCAAGCGAAGCGATAGACATATCGTTGCCATCTGGCTTTGTCTGTTCTGGAATTCCAAATGTAGCAACTCCATTCTCGCCAGCGATAGCCGCAATGTTTGCATTAATAACACGCTTCCTGTTTGATTCTGGAAGCTGTGGAAGGTATCTGCTAATAAGTTCCATCGCTTGCATTCGGGCGGCAGACGATCCTTGCCCGATGCTACGGGTGGCTTTGACAGAATCAATATCAAGCAACGCCGCTACTGGAACTCCACGGTTAGCGCAAGCTTCTTGGAATGCAATAGCCTCTGGCCCACCATGATCTTCTTCTAGGATATTCGGGTTAGCTAATCGACGATAAACCTCCTTGTAGTGAAGGTCTAGGGACTGAAGATAGATTTCTGCGCGGGTATTGGTAAGGCGGCTCTTTTCTCCGATTTCAATCTCAACCTCCTTGTTGCTTTTCTTCCTGCCTCCACCAGCAATAGACGGCATATACGAACCAGTCTGATCTGCCTCTTGCCCTTGGAACATTTGGGCAACGCTCATTGCCGCTTGTAGATTGGGGGTCGTATTGACCTGCACAAGATTAAGGCCGGGAGGAAGAATGCGATAAGGCCCAATCTGAATTGTCTTTAGCCCCTCTGCGTCTTTAGCGGAATTCGGCTGGAACATGGTGGCTCCAGACAGAATTGCCCCTTCAACCGTTTGGTTGTTTAAGCGATTCATCGCCTCTGCCCAAGGGTATAGAGCCTGCCCTAGTCCACGAACGCCATGATAGTATCCATTTCCAACTCCATTAAGGAATACCGTAAAGGCATTTGAAAACTTCTTGTAGCGGCTTGGAACTTCGCAAAGGAACTCCGTAGAGTTAAGGCGATCAAAGATATAATGGGAAATGCGTCCGTCATACTCACGAACAAACATATGCGCCACCTTGACAACCTTGGACTTTGCGTATGAGTAGTAGAGAGCGTTGTTCTTTAGCTCCCTCTGATACCACTCCCAAGGACGCCGTTGATCCTGTTCATCAACCTTCGCATCCATGATGGCTTCCTGACATTGATCCACATTCCAGCCACCTCTTTCTGCCGCATCAGGGTCTTCAATATAGCGATAAAGCTCCTCGCAATACATCTCATCTAAGATATAGCAGAACTCCCAAGCATCTTGATCTACCCCAGCCCCCTTTGGAACAACCAATGCCCAAGGTTCAATTGCCTTTGCCTTAAAATCCGTGCCGTCTGCCCAGTAAAGACACCCCTGCCCATGAATGGTAAGTTGTTTAACAGCAACTTGATGCTGAGTAATGAAGCTGGGGTTTGTCTTGGTTAGGGCCGTATGCACCTCCTCTGTGATGATGCGGCTCCATTCCTCCCTCTTGCCCATGTCCTTGCCATACTTGGTCTTCACCGTCATGTAGTGAGGAACGGAAGTAAGAATGTCAAAATATGGGATAACCGCAGTTTCAATTTTCGCCCCTGCGTGTCCCCAATTTACGTTGATCCTGTCTCCCTGCCCCATCTCCTTCAACTGCTGTTCGTTGTATGGAGGATTGCCATCAATGATTCCTTGAATCTGCGAGCGACGATAAGAAGCAACCTGATCGTCTTCAAGCAATGTATAAAGCATTGACCTAGCGGAGCTTGCGTCTTTTACGCGAGTTTTGGGTACGGCTTCCCCAACATTGGGGTCGATCAATGCGTTTTGAATCATATCTTTAATAGTGAATCTGCTTTCGTAGTGTCAGGGTTTTTAACCCAACACCAGTCGGGCCTAGCGTTAGTTGTCTCATTTTTTTCTCCAGTTAGCAATATATTTCGGTTGACATGAACAATGGCTTCATTCTTGCACCCGCATATGCCGCAACTCTGCAAAAGTCCATCAAGCGGGGTTGTTCTTCCACCCTTAACCTTCGCTACTGTGCTAGTGATGGCTTGACCAACAGCGCATCCAGAGCAAAAGTTAGATGTCATATTGTAATAACAGCGAGTGCATATTTCTGCCCTTTTATTTGCCTCGTCTTGGGAAACAAATACTTCCTCCCCTTTCGCAACAGACATTGCCATTGCCGCCAAAGACTGAATTCCCTTTAGTATTTTTTCTCCAGATAGGTTTGGTACAAATCCCTGTCCCTCGTCGCCATTGGAATAATTGCACCATCTGGAAGGGAGCCTCCTGCAAAGCTGGTCTTCAACTCTGTCCTTCCAATCGGAGGGCAATGGAATTTTATTGTCCCTGTAATGTTTATAAACCCTATCAAAAAGTTCATCAAGAGACATCACATGGGAAATCCTGTATCCATTTTCTGGAACAACGAATGTGAACTTCCCCGGAGGGATCATGTTTTTTTGGATTAGCTTTTGATAGTTCATAGCGCAGACAATGCATCCTTGAGACGCTGGTTTTCTTCCCGCAATTCCTTTAGCAAGGAATCGTTTTTCTCATAAGTATGGTATCCAGCTAGGAATGATGCCTTCATATAATCCATATGCCCTTGAGCCGTTCCGTGGTTTTTAGAATATGTCCTGATCCCGTAGGTATCGTACCACTCGTTGAAATAATCGTTACTTGCAAATTTCATTTTAATCAAATTCTTCCTCATTTCCCATCTCTGGAAGGTTGCTTGGAAAACTCATCATATGCTTGAGCAATAAGAGTTGCTGTTGATCCCACAGATTCTTCAGATAAATCTGGTACTCTTGCATGAATAATTTCATGCGCCAGCACATCAAGGAGACTGCAACTTGCTCTACGATTGATGATGATTCTGCATTCATCATACCTGCAAATTCCGTCATCTGTTTTGCCCTTTGTTGTGCCGGGGTGTCCATATCCTATCTCCCATTTCTTTCCGTTGATTTCAACTTTGGTAATGCAATGGAATTTCAATTTCATAATCTTGAGTTAAAGATTTTGACCAGTATCCATGCTGATATAATCCCCCAGCAAAAAAAGCAAAACATATTAAAGTCGCTCATTATTTTGCCTTGGTTAGAATCATTCCTTTGCGCTCAATATAATCATTTCCTCCATCGGATTTAATCCTCCAAGGGATTCCACCACGGATCATGTCCTCAATTACAGCCTTTTTGTAAATTGCATCTTTCTTTTTCCCGTGAATGTATGGCCCAGCCAGAACCGCAAAATCTTCTTCAATGTAATACTCTTTTTCCATATTCAATTAGTTTGTAGTAAATTTTATTTTTATTCTTTAACAATTTTGTAGTGCGGTGTTGAGTGCAATCCTTTAAGTGGATGGTTGATTCTAAAGTTCTTTCTTTCTACTTTTCCTGCCTTGATGAGAAATTCAAGTTTTGTCCGAAGGGTTCTACATGGAATGTTCAATTCCGTAGAAAGATCCTTTGATGTCTTGAAGTCATCTGGAACAACATCTGGATTCCCGACCTGCGTGTTGGCGATAATCTCTGCCCACTTATTTGCGCTCATAGCGGCAACCTCCATTCTTTATCAAACTCTCCTCTGGTGATAAGCCACACGGCTGAGTCCTTTGGCCCGATTTCTCCATACACAAGCCCCTGCCTCCATCCAAGCGTTGCTCGCCTTGCCTTCGCATAATCCATCTCACCTCTGCGAGCAAGCGTACCTGTGCAGTAGCCCGTGCTTTCCTTGATCGTTCTGCCTTCAGCTTGCTGGCTTCTATGAGTGTGTCCGAAAATAACTTTTCCACCATAGATTTCAGCCATGTCCCTAGCGGAGTTTTCATTGTAGATGGTTCCATGAGTGAAGGTCACATCACCGATAACCAGCTTTTGAAATACCCCATCATACGGAATCCTGCGGCAACCAATCTCCACAAAAGTCCTGTCAATGTAATCCGTAGCCTGTTGAGCGGCGTATGCGACAATAGCGTTGCGGTGACTAAGCATTCGGGGAATGCGGTCTTCATGGTTTCCATCCAACACATGAGTTGGTCTATACTTTCGCAGGAACGAAAGCCCACCATCAATGTCGGGAGCAACAGGTTCGGATTCGTCGGAGCTTCCAATCGCACCAGAACGAAATGCCGTGGTATCGCACCAGTCTCCGAGATGCACCACAATACTTGGGTTCCACCTTTCCCGCATTTTAAGCACAGCGTCAATGGCCGTCTCATCTGCGTATTTTCCGTGACTGCACGAAATGGCAATAAAGCGTTCATACTTTGTGGCAATATGGGGGGCTTTCGCCCCCCTTGATTTTGCTTTAGGCTTCATTAGGCGTTAGCGTTACTAGCTCCCATTTGCTAGGATCTTTCTTTCCTACAGCAACGCCAGCATCAACCAGCGTTCCATTAGATCCGAAGTCGGTTGCCGCAATGAACAGCTTCTCATCAAATGTCATTGCCTCAATAACCTTGCCGTTGTCATTGAACTCCACGGAGTAGAGTGTCCATTTCTTGGCAGAGCCTTCCTTGCTCTGTGCGGCGATCTTGGCTTGCGTTGGTAGCACTCCCCTCCAAGTAGCAGTCACGTTACCAGCAGGACGAGCGCTGGGGTTCTTGTCCATTACCTTTGCAATGGCTGGTCTGGGGGAATCAACAGGCCGCTTTCCTTCTGCTACGTTGCCGTCATCGTCATCCTCTGACGCAACGCCAAGGACAGCCGCTAGTGCGTAGCGACGAGCGTAGGTGATCGCAGACCCAACTCCCTGTGGCGACTGATCCTTGAGAGGAAGCAGTAGCGTGGTAGTCGTGCTGTGACCATCCTTGTGCATGATCGTGGTCTCAACTCCAGCCGCGCCATCCATGAACAATGGCTGTTGAGTTACTGCCAGACCATGCTTTGCCATGATTGGTCGAGTTGCGTCAATGATCGCATCCAGAGGAGCATACTTGCTCTTGAAGTACGGATTGTTTGCGGTTTTCGGAACATTGGATAGTTCCCCGATAGCGGCCACTAGAGCCGATGAGTATGCTTTCTGTTGTGGTGTGGTTTCCATTTTTTCTTTGGTTTATCCGCGATCATCAACCTCAATTGAGAGGTCGTCAATCTGCGAAATGGTGTCGTCTAGCTTTTGACGGATCTCCTCCAATCCCTCAAGCAGAATTTGAATCTTTTCTTCGGGGGGGATTGGGGAAGATGCCGCTACACTCATTTGAGGAATAGCCAGATGGTGTTGATGACTGAGAGAACAGCGAATGCGATTGTCGTGCTTTGCCAGAGGCAAACGCTTTTAGCAATATACTCCGTTCCTTCTCGCAATTCGATTGTTTCAACAGAAATGTTGTTAAGCGTTGATGTGATGGCGAGCAAGCAGTCTTCGATGGTGACTTCATCGTTGGTTGGCTTTTTGGGTTTGGTGGATTTGGGTTTGGTGTTTTTCATAACGGGTTTTGTTTTATTGCGTAGCTGAATCAATGTCGAGATTTATTTTTGATTTTCTTTTATTTCGTTTTCTAGCCTCTTTATCAGAATGTCTCGCATCCCTACTTCGTTGGAAAAGTATGAAGCCCTGTCAATCGCTTCCTGCCTTTCCCGATTGGCAATCGCCAGTTCGTTCTCAAGACGCTCTGCGTATTCTGCTCTTACCCATTTTCCGAATAGTGTTTTCATTTTAGTTTTAGTAGGAATAGATTCGTTCATCTTTCAGCCTCTCGACCTCGGCTTCCGCTTCCATCTGCTTATCGAAGCGTGACCAGAGTTCAGCGAGTTCGGCCCTTGCTTCGTCGAGTTCGCGCTCCAGTTCTGCCTCCTCTTTTTTAAGCGTTGATATGACACCCTCGAAATCATCCGAGTCACAAAGCAAGTGAGCAGTTTCCATTCGTGTGCGTGTAGTTCGCGGTGTGTCGGTTTCGTGGTTCATTTGTCGGTGGAGTTAAGGGTTCTTTGGTGTTCGTTGAATTGTGCAAGTGTGAAGTGTGGAGCGTTCTCGATGAACCATTCAACCATCTGGTCAAGCCTCTCGACCTCGGCCTCTAGCTTCTGGTAATCCCTGTAAAGGAGATCGTGGCTGTCTCTCAGAGAGAGGGCTTCGTTTTTGTAGGTTACGGCTTCTAGTTCTAGCTCTCTAGCCAATACGATTGAGACGCAATTCTCCCTTTCTGCTGAGTCCCAATAGGATTTAGCGGCATCGGTGCGTGGTGTGTCGGTTGTCATTTGCTGGTTGGGTTGAGGGTTGCTTTTTTGTATGCATCCATGCGGCAACCTGCTTTCTCAAGGAGGTCGTAATGTTCGGGATGCAAGAGTTTTTTGCCAAAGTGCTGTTCTCCGTATGCGGCACAATGGAGGATTCCGAATCCTCTGGTGTAGCCCTTATAGAGAGTTACTTCGGCCCTCAGCCTCTCGACCTCTGCCTCGGCTTTCTGCCAGCCATCATGTCCTCGCTTGATGAGGTCTTCTGCTTCCGCGAGACGCGACTCTGCTTCCAACCGCCTCTGGTCTGCCTTGTCAGCCACAGTTTTCCAGACGGCCTCGGACTCCTGTGCGGCGATGAGTTGAGCGTGAGCCTTAGCTAAGACCTCGACACCATCCTTAAATGACTCGTCAAATTTCTTGAGTGTTTCCTGCTGTTCTCTGGCGAGCTTCAGTATTACTTGAGGATCTGGCGTGTGTAGCTGGAGAATATCTTTTGCTAATTCTTTGTAGTTCATAATTTTTATTGGGTGTTTTTATTTAAATTCTTTTTCAAAAAGATCAGAGTACGATGGATTATAACTTTTTAATAAATAGACAGCGTGTTTCAACTTTTCCTTCAGCCTCTCAACCTCTGCCTCTGCTCGCTCGGCTCGTTCTCGCCACTCAGCGTGTTTTCTGTATTGAGCGGCAAGTTGGATGTTGTCATGTGCGCCAACAATGCAGCGAGGGCAGTAGCATTTAACTAGGTTATTTCCAAAGGCCTCTGTGCGTGGTGTGTCGGTTGTCATTTTTAGTGTTTAAGCAGGTGGACAATTAAACTAGCGATGCCGAAGCAAACGCACATTAATAAGTAAGTGCACAACGCAATGCCGATTCGCTGTTTGATTTCAGTTTGTTTCATTTGTTCAGTAGGTCGTAGTATAGCTTGTCGGTTTCCGCGTCCATCGTGATTCCTTCGTGGGTTGCCTCTGTCGCGGGGGCGAGTCGCATTAGTTTTGTCGCATCAGCAAGCGAGAAGCCGTTGTACCACTCGTCCATTGTGACTCCTTCGCGGGTTTCCTCTGTCGCGGGGGCGATTCTGAAATCATATACGTCAAGCGATTTTTCTATATCTCCCCTCCAAGAAGGCAACCAGTTCACCCATTTAACCCAGTTCACCCCTGTTCGTTTTCTACGGAACTCTAGCTGGGAAGATTCTATTTGAATGAGGGCTTTAGATTCCTCGCGTTGTAATAGGGTGCTCATTTGTTCAGTAGGTCGTAGTATAGCTTGTCGATTTCCGCTTGGGCATTTTTACAGGTTTTTGTTTGTGTCGGGGTTCATTTTTCGGAAGTTTGCATCATTGTAATTTTTCGTGCGGATCGGAGTAGCGATATCGCTTCGCTCAAAGCAAGCGTTGTGCTTTCCCAATTACAGGCCATTCCCAGTTTGAGAGCTTCGTCTAATTTTACTTTAGCCGTCTGGATAGACACAGCGGCAGAGTAACGCTGACTCTCTATTTTTTTCAGCTCCCTGAGCCTTGCGACCTCGTTGTTTGCGTCGGTGTTCATTTGTCGGTGGAGTTAAGGGTTCTTTGGTGTTTGTTGAATTGTGCGAGTGTGAAGTGTGGAGCGTTCTCGATGAACCATTCAACCATCTGGTCAAGCCTCTCGACCTCGGCCTCTAGCTTCTGGTAATCCCTGTAAAGGAGATCGTGGCTGTCTCTCAGAGAGAGGGCTTCGTTTTTGTAGGTTACGGCTTCTAGTTCTAGCTCTCTAGCCAATACGATTGAGACGCAATTCTCCCTTTCTGCTGAGTCCCAATAGGATTTAGCGGCATCCGTTCGCGGTGTGTCGGTGGTGGTGGTCATTTGTTGGTGTGGTTAATGGCTTGCATAAACTCTTCTACTGCCAGCCACTTGTATCGCTCCACGGCTTTAGACGCTTCAAGAAGGCAAGCGCCCAGCCCGTCACTTCTCTTGTGCTTGAAGGTGGCAATGACTTCTCGGTTAATGCGAACCTCGTATGTTCTTTCTCCTAAAGGATTGGATTCATCCCCTCCTCCGATATTAACGATGGCAATCATTTAATTTAGTGGTGGTTTTGGGCCTCCATCCTCGTATTCGTATCCAATGACTGCCCCGCTTGGTAGCCTGTACCCAATGGCGTAGAGGAATGATTCAAACGCCTCTAGCACCTCCTCAAGCGCGAAATCATCGTCAACCTCAATGGATACAGTCGTGTTGTTCCCGCTTTGTTTACCGACCTTGAATGAGTGCGGATTTTGTGGTGATGTCTCTTCCATTGGCGCAGTATTGCCCAAAGGAAATTTATTGCAAGCAAAATTTTAGGCTTGACACTCGAAATTTTAGGCCAGTAAAATCCGAGCAGAGCGAGGCCAAGATACGCTTGACTGCAAAATTAATCGTGATTGAATTGAAGAATGAAACATGAAGATAACCTTAAATTTGAAATTTGCCACGCATTGAGAATTTCCAAAATACCATTTGAGGTTGAATGGAAAAGTCCAGTAGGGAGACATGATATAGCCATCAAAGACAATGAGTTCATTTATGGAATCATTGAATGCAAAAACAAAAAACCAAGCTCAAGATCATATCAAATTTCTAGATACGAATCACTTGGAATTCCTTTGGAAATTTGCCACACAATGGAATGCTTGAATTGGATAATTGGAAGATCAAAAGTCTGGATGGCCACTCCAAATAAAATTGATGCTGTAATTTCATCTCCAGCACTAATCAAAAAATGGAAAAAGCCCAGAAGGGACATAGAAAAAATTATGCTTTATGCAGATGAAGACTTAAACTTTAGGTCGTAGCCATCCGATAACCAAGGCTCAAGCTAAAACGTGCTTTCGTAGGTCTCTTGTCCTGTTCAGCCAACCCTTCAAAAAAACCTTACTGGCTGGTCTTCTCTCAACGAGGCGATGATAGAAAGCGTCTCTCTCATCCATGAATTTTTTTACATTCAATCCAGAAACCTTCTCGATCTTCATAGCCCTGCCAAACCCACAGTTCACGCAAGCGTCGAAGAATGCCCAGTCGTAGTTTTGTGGAAGGTGATCGCAACCATACTTCACCCAATATTCATTCCAATAAATGTCTGTTGCTCTTTCAGCCGTCATGTTCGGAATGTCCTCCTTGGGATGTGAGCGAGCGTCGATGCCATACTTCGTGCCCACCAACTTTCCATTGACGTAGTTTCCTGCGTCATTGGGATGAAGATCGAGCTTGGTTCCCTCCCACTTGAGTAGGAATGGAATGATCCTGTCCTTAAATCTCTTCGTCATCGAATGATTTTGGTTTTGGGGTTCGTTCAACGATCTCTTCCTTAATTTTGGAAACTGACCCAACAACCTCTTGAATTTGGTTCGTTCCCATCTTCCAGTCATAGACCATCCTTCCAGTAACTAGGAACACAACAATCGCTCCAGTCACATACAGGGTGTTGGTGGTAATGGTCACAAAGCCAGAAAGGGCAATCTCTGGAAGAGTGTAGAGATGGGCAACGGCCCAACGCCAAGAAGCTTGGATCAAGGCAATGCCGATCAAGGAAACGATAAGACGCTGGGACACCATCTTGGTAATCATGGTCTGAACCTCCATGCCGTTTTCAATCCGATATAGACCACTACGCACAAGATTGCAGAAAGTGCAATCATACGCCAAGCCCATAGCTCCCTGAGTGCCTTTTCGTGCTTGCCATGCCAGTAAACGATGTTGTTCTGAGCCTCTGACAGGTCTTGAGACTGCTTGTCAACCTGCTCCTCGTATGTGTCAATTGCGGAGATTACGTCCTTAATCGCCGCATTTCCTGCGGAGGTTGTGATATGCGGCTTGAGCCGCTCCACTCCGACCTTAACGGCAACGGCTGAGGGAGCAACGTAACGCTCCTGTTTGGGTGCCGCACAACCAGCAACAAGGGCGACGGATGATATAATAATAAGTTTAATTGTATTCATTTACCTTTGTTCTATCCATGTCATTGATGCAATTGCGTTTTTGTTAGATGTAGATGCCGCCGCCACCAATGTCAAGGTGTCGCTAACTGTTCCAATGGAGCTTCTGCCAATCTGGAATTGAGTGTCCTTGTCAATGCGAATTGGGCCTCCTCCACTACCTCCAATAACAAACCCTGCGTCAAGAGTGGTGCCGCCAGTAAAGGATGTTGAGGTAACATTGTATTGAGCGAAGCTGTTGGCATCTGGCATATCGTTCCAAGTACCGCCAGTAAGGGTGACGTTCCTCACCAGCCTGTAATAGACGTTGGTATTATCAATCGTGGCTACTTGGAAGTAAGAGGGCAACACAATGCCCTGTAACTGCGTCGCCTTAAGCCTAATGGAAATCAATGGGCTGTAGGTATTGGCCGCGCCAGTATCAAGCCCAGTAATGGCAGTTTGAATGTTCTGTGCGATGCCAAGCTTCTCTGTTTCCCCTTCAGAAATCAGCGAGTTTGACCCTTGGTAAATATAGAAAGGCCCACCAGCTTGACCGCCAGTAGTGTTTTTGATCTCAATACGGATGGGAAGGAATGGGGTTCGGCTCCAAGCATTAACAAGGACGTTGGCTGTATTGAAGGTGTGAACGATGATTGTCTTCCCATCAATGACCCACCCAAACTTTACCTGACCTGCACCATACCACTCATACTCAAAGCTAACCATCTGTTGCTTTGTTGGGTCTGCTATTACGCCACTAGGCCCATTTCCGTCCAGCTTATCGCCATTCCATTGCGCCCTACCAACCCGCTGAAGCGATGGAGTCCCGCCGCTGTTGATGATGCAACAGAAGTAATCTCCTGATCCATCATCCTCGAAATAGAACCCATCCGACCCATTGAAGAGTCCAAACCTTTTACGGATTCCTGCAACTGGAAGATTGAGTTTTACCGAAAAAGAAAGCGTGGAAGTGCGGCTTGGAATGTACCGCATGGTGTGGATTGTCTGACGGATAACCTCGCTGTTAAGCGTGCTAGTAACTGCCATATCAACCTCTGATCCAGTAGGGTCGTGAGTAGCCACGCCTCCATTCGCAGTTGACTCATCCCAAACATCCGTCTCCTTCCCATACTGGAATGTGTTGAAGAAGACTGTCTGGTATGGGCTAACCTTTAGTCTTCCCTTGCTAGTAAAGTCAGCGTTGCCTAGAACCTCATCAGATGAAAGCAGAAGATCATTGATCTTCTGGAGGCTTCTATGAGAGTCATCATTCTGCCAAGGCGTATTATTCTCTGGAAAATATGCTGGCATAATCTTACATCATTAAATTCTAGTAATAAGCATTGCATCAGTCAAAATTATCGAATAATTGCTTGTTGCCGTAGAGCTATTGGTTAATACCAAATCAACATATGAGTTTGCGGAATTTCCCGCGCCAGTTGGGCCTCCAGACAATGTGATTGTTGAAAGGTTTCTAGTTCCATTGATTCCATAATAACAAGTAATGTTTCCAGCCCCATCGCTATATATAGAAATGTAGTAAGAATTATACAAATTGTCTCCAGTTGCTCCAAGAGATTGCCATGAAGGCGATGTGGAATACGTTGTTCCATTATGGGAGAAAATGCGTATTTCTTGAGTTGTTCCATTTAGTCGTGACTCCCATCCAAATCCAATGACGGAAAGCGCATCAGCATCCGCTGTAGCTGGAGCCGCACCATTGCCACCAATAACCATTCTTAACCTTGGAGATAAATTTCTTGACCCAATAAAAAACCTCGTGGCAACTCCCATTTTTCTAGCAAAAGTAATGCCTCCTCCGCTGAATACAGGAGCAGTTGAAAGACCTCTACCCAATGTTGCTCTGGCATATCCTGACGTTGAGGAGCCAGAGTTCAGCGATGCCAATGCGTTTTGACCAGCAATGGTTGTTGCTGTTGAGCTAGTCCCTGCGGAACCAAGCAACAATGAAGCGGGACGATAGCAAGCTCCCATATTAAAGAACGGCTCATCTCCAACAAGGGATCTTGTCATCAGGGAGGAGTCGCTCGCCGCAGTCTGACTAGCCGCAACATTCGCAGTTCCGTTGAGTGTTAGATTTTGAGTTAGGATCGGAGCAAGCGTAGTCCAAGCAGATCCATTGTAGTATCGAATAATTTCAATGCGACTTGGAGCGTAAGCAACCCCACCAATAGTGCAATTGCCGTTGCCAATTAAAACCTCATAGCTTTGCCCAACAGCGGTTCCAGTAGGGTCTGTTACAGTTAGCGTGGCGGTAGTAATGTAGCGTGTTCCAATAACAGCCGTAAAGTTTGATGAAGCAATAGCGGTTGCTGGAGCCTTTCCGTCAAGTGCTGTTTGCGTTGCCGTACTAATCGGCTTATTCAAATCACTAGTGTTATCGACATTACCAAGTCCAAGTTGAGCCTTGGTAATCGTGGATGACGGATTAGTTAAAATAGAAACCAAGTTCCCACCAGACGGAGGAGTAATCTCAATAAGATTAGATGGCGGCGTGGTTATTTCAATGACGTTGTTGCTCATTATGAAAAGGTAATTGATTCCACCACATCACACACACCACGAAGAATGTGATCAACATTCGATCCAACAACCACCCTGATGTCGTATTTATAACGCTCTGGTGGAATGGACGCCGATGCTGATGCTGGCAAAAACAAACCTATGTAGCCATCTGTAGCTGGCGAATTTTTAGTAACAGTAAAAGACGCCAACGTGGACTCGTTCCAAGCGTCCTTGATTTGCGACGTAATGGTTGCCGTTGTCAAATTGATGGGGTTGCCATCAGAGTCCTTATAAATAAGGGAAAAGGAAAAGTCGCTACCCTGTTCTATAGCGTTATCATCTACTAAATTAAAAATTCCTGCTGGCATTATTCTTCCTCCGTAAAATCTTGGAATCCGTCTAAAAGAGTCGGCTCCTCCACAACCTCCGTGATCCAGCTTGGAAGCGGAGTGTCGGCAGGGTCGAGGAGGGCAGACCACTCGTAGTAGAGCGGTTCACCGACGGGCAGAAGAGATCCTTCCTCACCTTCTTGCCATGAGCCATAGACGGGCCACGGGACGATATTGACCCCCCAGACTGGAACGCAGTCGGTCTCTGGTGGAGTTTGGCAGGCCCAAGGAAGGCTGCTTGCGTCTTGGAGAGTTGTCGCTCTAAAAGTTCTCATGTTATAGACCCAGACCAATCGTCGAGCGGTAAAGCAAGCAGAGTTGGATATGTTGAGCCTGTGTCAGCGGCGCATTGAACGAGACTGCCACCGGCATGGTTAGTGACATGAGGCCAAAAACGGCTTCTGTCGGTATGGATGAATACGCAAGGTTTAGGATGGTTGGAGTCCCAGTAGTGTTGCCCCAAGCGCCTGACACCGAACTATTGTTTCCGCCAATCGTCCATGCGCTGAAGGAGGTCGCGCCACCCGAGTATGCCACCCCATAAAAACCCAAGCCATTTGCGGTTGAGCTATTGGCGAGGTTTAAGTTCGGTTGAGTGACTCCTAGCCCCGTGCCGCCAGTCGAGGAAACGTGCAAGGAGAAATTGCCGTTACCAGCAGAAGATCCTCCCCCGTAGGAAGTGTAGTTTGCGTTAGAGGAGTTGGTCGGCTGCACGTAAAGGAAGATCGATCCCTGCCTCAAGTTGTAATTTAATTGACTGGTGATTAGGTTGGTCGTGCCGTTTGTTATCACGCCATTTGATCCCCATGCAGTCGCCGCATTGGTAAAGTTTGCCAGCGCCGCATCAAAAGTCCCAAGCCCTCCGAGTGATCTTGCGGTGAGGGTTGTCGAGGCATTCTGACTGCTCCTCAACGGCCAGCAGACCATGCTATTCCACAAGCCGAGGCTCTTGATGCCCTTTACAAAGTTATTGATTAGTTGCCTTGAGTTTTGAGTCGTCGTGACAATCGGGCCAATGTTCGGAGCGGTGACAGGAACCGCCGAGTTGGTGAGGTTGTTGCCCCCGTGAGAATCAGTCAGGCTGACGGCTGAAGAGTTGCCGTTGAGTGCCCACCAAGAGATCAGGTTCGTGCGGAGCCCGCTGTCAAGCGAGGCATAGGTGCGGCCTGCGCCATCATTCCAGAGTTGGGTGACTTCGGATGCGGTGAGTGCTCGCTTCCAGAATCCGAATCCAGCCACTTGTCCATTTAGGTATTGCGCAAAGGCCGACGAAACGCCGCCGACTCCTATTAAAAAAGGTTCAGTTGGTGTGTTCTGAATTGCCGCAGGCATGGCAACTGGAGTCCCTGCAACTCCATTCCCATACATGGTCAGATTCGTTCCGTCGAAAACTATGGTCAAATGATTCCACGCCCCCAATACAACCGATGGCCCAGTTAAGACAGAATAGCTCCCTGAAGTGCTCCAAAGAAATTGCGTCGTAGTAGAGTTATCAACGATTCTGAACCCGTAGTCAAGCGGAAGCAGGCTGGAACTCTTGCAGAAGACAAAGGAACCACTTGCCTTTATCGCTGGGACAAAATACCAGCAGGAGAGTGTGAAGTTTGTTCCCGAAAGATTAAGCGTCGAGTTGCTCGCCACACTCAAAAACTGATTCGTGCCATTAAAACTCGCCGCATTGTCGCAAGCCGTCGGCGTCTGGGTGCCGCTCGCAATCCCTGCCCTCAAGAAATATTGATAGGCATCGGGATCTACACCTTCTCCGAATATGATCGGATAACCACTCATTCTAATTAAGGACGATAACCCTCAAGCGAAACTGTAAAGGTAGCCGCACTCACGGGAACATATGCCGCAGTTACCTCAAGCAACCCAAAGATAGACGTTCCAGTTGCAGGAGTTGCAATAATAGCACTTCCAACATCAGGAACCCCTCTTCCGCTAGATCCAGTAGTTCCAGAGTTAGACAGCGTAATGGAGAAATTGCCAAGGTATCCATCTATCCCAGATGTAGCAAGCACTCCAGCAGTATTAAATACCCCGTTGTCACCAACAGTTGGTACTGGAGTTGTTTCAAACAAGTGAAGCCTAAAGCTGGCGTTTGTCAAAAGCGCATTACTAGTGTTAATCCTAGCCCTTTCAATTCTTACGGAATCTCCAGCACTCCTAGTTACAGTAGTAAAAGTAAGCGGAACTACTGATCCTGCGGTTGTGTTATTTGCAACAAGATCACCGCTTGCATAGGTAGTGGTATCGGCTGGACGAGTAAAAGAGGCAACACGCTCAATAAGCGAGTTATTGGAAGTAACTGCACCAATGTTGTTGGTTCCTGCGGCAAGAGATACTGGGACGTTTCCAGAAAGAAGAAGTCCGTTGATCTTCTGCAAGCTCCTCGTTACGTCATCATTCTGCCAAGGGGTGTTGTTTTCTGGGAAATAGGTAGGCATATATTTATTTTTTGAGAACTCTAATAATGGTTGCGGCTGACGCTACGATACTAAACAATAGACACAAAATACGCAAGGATTCTTCGTTTGGAAAGTAGGACGCAATAAATGCCGCCATAGAAGTTGTGGCACCAATTAGCCCATCAAATCCATCAGAAGGGGAGTTCATATTAATCCATCTCCTCCTCTTCAACGTAATCCTCCTCCATTTCCTCGCCTTCCATATCGGCCCCCTCCTCTTCGTCCTCCATCGCCATCAGCCTCTCCTTAATCGCATCCTTGCCGCCCTTTGGCCTTTCAGCTTTATCTTCCTTGGACAACACAGGAACATTGTCCTGACCAATTGTTACGATGTGAATCTTCCCGCCATCAATCTTGAACGTGGCGATTTCGGAGAACTCTGTTCCTTCTTTAACCCCATCTGGAGCGGAGAAGCCTTTGGGAATGTTAAATGAAGCCATAGTCAGAATTAATTAACTTGATGTTGCAAAATGGTCAATGCTTTTCTTTGCCATTAATTTGCTGGAGGAGGAATTTAATATTGCTAAAAAGAATTAGTTGTTTTATTTAAGATAATCAACAAAAAAGAAAAACCCCGCCATTTCTGACGGGGCTTTCTTTAGTGCTTTCCTTCAGCTATTAGCTGTTGGTGCAAGTCGCAAACGACAGATCGTTAGCGCAACGCCTGTGGATAACCACGCGACCCAGCCAAGGCTGGAGGGGGCGGCTTCCACTCTGGAAGATTGCGAGCCAACGACCGATCTTTCCGAGCGGGTTGTCCGTGGCATTACGGATGTTGAGCCAGAAGAACTGTCCGCTATAGTAGTACGGATAGTCATCGAAGGCGGCACCGGGGATGTTCGGGCCGACCTGCTGAACCGCTTCCTCATACACATCGGGGTGGAAGATGTATGCGGCCTCAAAAGGCGCGGTATTGTAGGCGGGATTCGGCACCCAACGATTTGTCGAAAGTCCAGCGTCACGCTGAACAAACGGATAAATCTGAGTGTAAGTTCCACCACCAGTCGTGCTGTAGGTGAAGCGAGGAACCTCGAAATCAACCATGTGGTAGTATCCACCGTAGCTACGATCAACACCAAGGGGCTGAACAAGCTCGCTAGGAGTACCGAAACGGATGTCCTGACGCAGATCTGAATTGTTTCGGAGGAGCGAGCGGCTGGTTTCGGGGGAGGTAATAAGTCCGAGGACTGCGGCACCATTCTCACGACCGAGCGGGTTGTGTCCTGCACCATCGCGGATAAGCTGAACGCGAATAACGTCTAGCTGATCTTGCGAAAGCTGGAGGGTAGGAACGGGAACTCCACCGGGGCCGTTGAGGTTGGTGTATTCCGTGCTGAATCCAGACTGGATCTTAGGAACAAGACGCAGATACTCGCTACGGCGGCGGTTGTCGAGAACCGTCTTGGTAAGCTGGGTAAGCTGTTCAACCGTCTTGGAAACCTGAGACTCCACTTGGAAGCTGGTCTTCAGATCATCCAAGCAGATGCAAGGAGTCTGATAGGCTTTCTGTTGGAGGTTCCAGTTCTGAACGGTATGACCAAAAGCCAGATCATTCGTCGCGGGGATACATCCATTGGACGAAGTTCCATTAGAAGTAGAAACATTCGACCAATCGTTTTCCACGGAACCAGAAAGGACACGCTCAACGGTGATCTCGTTAAGGGAAGTACCCATTCCGAGGGGGAATTTGCCAACACGGACGAGGCGACCCCAAGGGGACTCGACCTGATAGCGTTGCTGAATATCAACGGAAAAACGACCAGTTTCGCGCTCGAAAAGATCATTAACCGTACTGCAAGTAATAGGCATAAAGTTAAAAATTATTGGTTAGATTTTGGTTAAACTGACTTTTTTCGGAAGAGGCGAATCCTCCCTACGCCTTAATTATGGTTGCGACCCCACATACGCAAGTTAATGCCATATATCAAATTAACCAATTAGGTCAACGGGAAAACGCTTCTATTTTTAATTAATGTTGCGATTTTCTCTAAAGCATCTGTTGTGATTTGATTTCCAGCCAGCTTTATAATTACCCACCCACAGAAAATGGCTTCGTTGGATTTCTCATTATCTTGAGCAATTCCATATCCACGGCCATGACGGCCTCCATTCCAGATCCCTCCTTGGATCTCAATACCAACCTTGGATTCGATATGAGCAAAATCCAGCCTCCACTTTCTTGCGTCATGGAACCTGTGTTCCTCAGCAAGATTGATCTTGCTAATCGTTGCCCAAAGCAATCTGAACTTGTTTTCTAGGACGCTTGATTGGCTTGGCTTTTTTGGCTTTGGGTGGCTTGATGATGCCTTCTTCGGCAAGCCTAGCAATAAGGACTTTTTTGCATTTGCTGTCTGTTTTTGCATAATGGATAATATCAATAAGCGATGAATCAAATCCAGAGAATAGAAGAGAAGGGGCTGGAGCCGATTGTTCAAATGAGGATACGTCACCACACGCTCCCGTCGAAGGCTTTCTCTCCGCTCTAGTCCCGGCTCCAGCTAATGAATCATCAATTAACACGCCCAGCTTATCAGGATGGTAAATTACAGCAAGTGGATTAACGCAATCCTTTGTAACAACTTCCCTTCTCCATTCTTTTGTTGGAAGCCAATCGTGCTGAATTAGCTTTGTCTTGTGCATTTGCGGAATTACATCCCTCCCCGAAACGATGTCCCATGCCGCATGATCGTTATTAAATACGCTGGGTAGCAAGCGAGACATATCCCAATGATAAACTGCAATTCCGCTCATGTGGTCAATACCATTGGGCATCACGCCAGCAATCTTTACAAAATCCCCCATGAACGGCTTCCCGCATTGTTTGTATTCTGCCTCAATATCATCAAGCCAAAAATCTTTAAGTGGAATTGCGTCTGGCTCCATCCAAAGGAATGATTGCTTTGTAACTTGTTCTGAATGTCGAGCCGCAAGTTCAAACGCCCTATTGCAACTAACGGGCCATCCCTGTTCCGTATGGAAGCATGGCAACTCCTCTGCCCTTCCGAATGCCTTGGACAATGGTTCCATCACTCCATCCGTGGAGGCTCCGTGCGCTGGCATCACGACAATCTGGTGCCTAGAGGCCCCTCCTAGCTTCTTAACGTGGTTAGCCCACCGAACCATCTGGGGCTTATCGTCGTGGTGATAAGATATAAATACAATCATTTCAATGATTGCTTTTATATCAGTATTGCCAGCTTGTCAATAGTGAATTTTAATTCTTTATTACGCTGGGTTCCAAACAAAAACGCGAGTCTCTACTCCAACTTGCCCCATTGGAGCCCAATACGCATTTCCGCTTGGGGGAGAATACTTAAAACCAACAGTATTTTGATCCACAAATCTCTGCCCATCTGGAAATGTAATGTCATAGTACCAGCCTGTTCCCGGTGTTTTGAATGTAAATGGTGGATATATTGGGCCGGGATCTACTGGAACTCCGTTCGCGTTTTCACGAAGAAAAAACTCCACCTCGGTTGTTCCGGCTGGCAATTTTATGTAGTCGGGTGGGATTGTAAATGGTGGAACTCCACCGGTATTCCCTGTCCAGTTAGGATAAGATGGCTCCAATGACCAAATTTGGACTCCATTTGCTACCATCCTAAATGTTTCAAATGTGCCAAGGGTTGACCCAGATCCAAAAACATTTATAACGCAGGCACAAAATTGATTCTCTGAGCAACCACCATTGCACGACTTAATAAATGTAGCCATTATTTTAATTAGTATGGATCTCCATCAACATAAACATTCAAGCTCATTTGCACTCCATCAACGCAAACTTGAACTGTGTGTTTTTTAAGCTCAATCCATGCGTTGTTCCTTCTTCCATAAACTTTATTATCGGTTGGGGGATCTTCAATTGCGCCGCTATTTCCGTTGGGCTCTGGAACTGAGTTTCTAACAAGCCTCCCACCAATTAACGAAATGTCGGACTGCACATTAAATGCAGTTTGCGTGAAACCTTGCTTGGGCTTGTTTGGCTTCATTACAGATCGTAAGGAACAATCCTAAGTCTATCTGTTTTGGTGTAGGCAACTTGATTCACGCGATCATAGTGAATCAGAATAATGTTATATAGCTTGGTTTTATAGCTTTGAATATCAGTAAAAGCAAGCCATGTTTTGTACCTAGAAACAAAGCTGATGTTGTTTTCGTCGTCGTCCAAGTTATTTGAAATAACAACCTCATCAACCTGAGTGCTTGTCAATGAAGATGGGTATGTAAACGTAACGGAACCAAAGTCATAGACTTGGTAAAGTTGCGTTTTAAGAGGTGCCTTTAGTTCGTACATATTATGTGTTTATGGCCGTGTAATAAGCATTTACTGCGGTATAAACTGCCGTAACTCCTGCATTTGCTTCTGCGTATGTTAGTGAAGATTCAACACCCATAAGCCCTCCAAGATTAACACCAGCACTGGTAAAAGTTATACCATTTGGGAAAGTGGTAGTATATACATCTACACGATAATATATCGCGCTGGAATTAGCATTGGGTCTTACAACAATTTTACAATAAAGAAAACTACTTGGCTTAAATACGGCTGTTTGATCGCCAGTGGCGGCAGTAATAGTAACAGATACTAAATCGTTTGGTGTTGGCATATTATAGCGTGGTTGGAGGTTCTTTAACGTAGATTAGTTGCTTCATATATATCCCACCCTGCCATAGCTCGCAATCCCCGCCAATGAGAATTTCTTGTCCGGGGATATAATTGGACGGAGTGCTACCTTGACCTCCGCTAATCAAAATGTCAATTCCTCCAGACTGAACAGATTGCCCCCTTAGTGTTACTGGGGCTGGGGGATGGATCATGTTCCTTGGGATATTGAAGAACTTCAAAGCCCAAGGTTGGGTAATAACAGAGAAATACTGAAGGTCTGACAAATCCTGTGCAGAAGTGTGGTAGGTGATAACGTGCCTAGCCGACACAGTTAACGACAGAGGATACCTGTTGTTAAAGAATGAAAGATTGGCAGTTGGTGATGTCGTAACGTCATTTTCAGTTGTTCCCTGCTTGGCTTGCCAAGAATAGATGATGCCGGGAAATTCATAGTTAATTGTCTTAAACTCAACGCGAGGAGGAGGCACAATAACTGTGCTTCCAGATGTTAGGAGACTTTTGGAAGACCTTCTGATCCAAGGAAATCCAACGTCCTCATCGCTCACGTCAAGCAATGCCGCATATCCAGTAGTGCCGGGGATTGGAGGCACAGTTAAGTTCTGCCTCAAAATCATGTCTGTAGTTGTTCTAACCACAGCTAGATCCTGCGTGATTTCATAGGTAATAACGCTAGGCGGCTGACTCATTACCACCTTCTGTTCCTCTGACTTGGCCGCACTTACTGGGTTAATTGAATCAGAAACAAGAAACTGGTCAATCCCTCCAATCTGACCTTGAGTCTGTGATGTGGAGGCGGTGGATGATGGAAGGACGATCTGCTTGATCGTGGTGTCTACAGAGCCGTACTTGTTTACAGACTGACCAGAAATTGCGGCACTTGGGATGGTTTCATAAACCCGCTGAACCCTAACGTGCCTAGAGCGTAGTGGATTGCCGTCCTCAAGCTCCTGCATGGACTGCTTACTGATCTTTGCAGTCCCACCGAAAACGGGATCTACTGAACCAATGCTAACTGCGGCATATTGTGAGCGGGGCACGATATACTCGCGTGTGTAGATCGGCTTGGTTGGATCGTCCAAGCTGTAGTCAATTCCGTAATTCCAAGGATCTTGTGAAGCAAGCGTTCTGTCATTTGCCCAAATCCTAAATACAAACTTACCAGTAGGCTCTGTTTGTTCAGCAACAAGGTAAAGATTGGATGGCCACTTACTCGCATCTCTTCCAGCATAAACAACGCTACCATCAAGTGGCTGTGGGTTGTAGCTTCCCTTTTCTGCATTTACCTTTTCAACAAGAATGATATGCCCATTCTTTGTATAAAAATCAGGGATATTTGGCGTTGGATATTGTGGAACTCCAACCTCAAGAGGTGGATCTGGAAATGGTGGTTGTTTTGCGGTTGCCATTAGTCTTCGTTTTCTAATTCTGAAATGCGCCTGATAAGTTCTTTGCGAGGTATATTAAGCACTTCTCCAGCCTCCTTGCCACTCTTTTGTAGCTCCTTCAAAAACTTCTTTTCGCCCATTCTGGCTCCCTTCTCGATAGCCTTGCTAAATCTATCTGCCTTTCGATCAACAGAAGCAGACTGATAAATCGGAGAATCAATCAACTTGTTAATTCTATTCAAGCGTTCTCCCCCAACTAGCTCTTGATACCTTTCGTGATCTTTGGCAGATAGCCTGTAACTAGTTCCCTTGATTGCGATCTTATCCTGTACCTCTGATGGAATAATGCGGTTATCCTGCGTCTTTTCAAACAAGCGGATGATTTCCATTGTGGCTGGAACGCTAGGCAACTTGCGCTGTTTTGTGAAGTCGAAGAAATGATAAGCAATAGGACTCGCCCCTTCTGGAGTTGATGTGATCTTCTCTCCCCAAAAGCCACGCTTAACAGGCAAATCCCCGGTCATTCCAAACCTTTGACGAACTGCGTTTTCCAGAGTCTTCATAAACTTTGGATCGTCGAGGTTGGGAGTGTAATCAGAAATAGACCTAGATATTGCCGCCATTTCATTAGGCAAAACAATAGACAAGCTGGATGAAAAAGTATTCTTTAATAGCTTTTCCATCTTTTGTTCTCCCTGTGTGAGCGCATCAACTACCCCAGCAACTCCCTTTGTAAATGTTTGATTAAGAGTGTATGCCAAAGACACGGGCAATTGCGACATTCTAGTTATCATTGCATCAGCAAACGACACATTGCCAGTAAGTAGTTTTTTCTTTTTAAGTGCTTCTTGCTTGTCTGCCTCGGCCAAAACCGCAACTCCCAGCAAACCCAATCTGTCAAGACGCTGAATTTTATCTCCCGGCATTGTGTCAGATGTCCCCCCGTTGACAATCCTCTTTAGCTTGGAAAGATTAATTGATCCTGCGCGACCTAATTCTCCAGACAGCTTTTGTGATTTTGTCTGTGGTGAATCAGTTGTTTGGATTACTCCTTGGTCATAAAGATACTTTCCTGCATAAGCAAGTGCCACGCCAGATGCCATAATTGAAAAATCAACCGCCGCTTTTTTAGAGTTTCCCCTCGCGGAATTGTATAGGAATGAAACCATTGCCACCTCTGGATTAGCCAACTTAAATGCGCTTACAGCAAAATTAAGAGGAAATCTGACATATGGAGCATTGGCATATACCAACAGGGAGGAAACCGGATTAGATTTAGCAATGTTGTTTAAGAAATTGCTAACTCCCCTAGTCACGTTTTTGCCACCAATTGTAACCTCTGATTCACCAAGGCCAGCCGATACCGCATCATCAAGTTCTTGCTTTAGATTTTTAATTTCCTCCGCTCGCTTCGCTGGATCTTTAATGTTTTCTCTAGCCCACTTTTCAATTCCTCTTTGTGGCAGTTTTACAAACTTCTCATAATCAAGTCCAGTTAATCCAAGTTTCCTTGCCATTCCAGATGCCTCTGAAATTACAACCGCCTGTCTAAATGGTCTGTCTGTGGTGGTCAAAAGATCAAACATGATGTCTGCCGTAACGCCAGTAGTACCTTCAAGTGAATCCTTGATGGCTTCCTTGAATCCATAGTCTCCCTCGTATTGAAGATTGTCTTTGTTATAAAGCCCCTTCAGCCTACGCAATGCCGCCATAGGATTAAGCGAAGAACGAATCTCCATTATGTTAACAGGCTTATCTGCTGGCAATGGTTGTCTCAAAGCAGTTCTGAACAAATTGCGAACAAGTTCTGGAGATTCCTTTGCAAGTGTTGCGTAATACATAACGGCTTGCTCAAGCCCGAATGTATATTTTGGCTCTTTGCCAGTAAGAAATGACTCCACTTTGGAATACTTCCCTTGGATTAACTTTTGAGGAACATCCAAGAATGTTCCCTTCAATACGTTTTGAGCCAAGTTAGTAGCAACCGACATTGTGGTAAGCAGGTTGCCCTTTAATAGTGTTGGGATAAGCTCCTCCCTTCCAGACTTGGACCAGATTCCACCAACAGTTTTATCAAGTGCGTTCTGCTTTTTGATTCCGTCTTTGCGGAGCTTTTCAAGATCCTTTAGTGCCGCATTAAACTCCTGCTCTGATTGTGCGTTGACAACCTCAAGCTCTTTTGCTTCTGATAGCTTTCCAGCTTCGGTGAAGTCTTTGAATTGCGCCTCAATATCAGCAATCTTTTCTGGCTTAATTTTGATGTCCCTTTCTCCCGCAACCTTCTCAAGAAGGGTAGTGAATCCCTTGGGAGTTGCTTTGTATAGAAAGCGAGCATCGCGCAATACTTGAGCGGCAACGGTAATCTCTCTAGCAACCTCATTAACGACCCGTGCATAGCCAGCGTCATCTCTAGCGGCCTCTAGGTCAGTCAACCTCCTAGCGGCTAGTTTAACCTTGATTGCGGCTGTTTTCTCATCGGATGCAGGAGAAAAGATCGCTCGCTCGTATTCTGCCTTTGCTTGTTCGGGAGTAAGGGAGTCAGTCCATTCCATCACCTCCACATCAGAAAGTGACTTCCTGCGAACTAGTTCATCGGCTTGGATATAATATTCCTTGGCGGTTCCTTCGCCAGCTTGTTCTGCAAGCCTCTCTGAAACTCCACGCATCACAGTAGGCCCGCCACCAGCAACGGCTTCTGCCCTGCGCTGGATGTAATCCTTAGTATCCATTTGGATCTTCGCCTCATCCTCTGCGTAGGATTTAGCCCTGCTCCAGATGTCCTTTAGATGGGGACGGATTGCCTCGCCAAATTCATTAATCATTTCTCCAGACCATGCGCCAAAGTTACGAACTCCACGACCAATAACAATAGAACCCTTGAGCGCATATGCCGCCAATACCTCTGGATCAAGTCCAGTAGATACCCTCTTAGACGACTCTTTAATCACGGAGTCTGCCCATGATTCAGCTTTTTGGAGGAATGTAGGCTCTGCTTGTGGTGCGGATGGAGCGGCTACTTCTTCCTTCACCGCTTCAGCGGCAGGAGGAGCTACTTGCCCCGCTTCACCTTCACCTTCCCTTGGTGCAACTCCCTCTTCAACTTTGACTACTGTTTCTGGCTCAACGGGCTTCCCTTCGATAGCAGGTATCCCACTTGTTTTTTCGATTTTTGCTTCACTTGGTTTGGTTGGTTGTGCTTCGGCGGGGGCTTCTGCTGGTTTGGTTTCTAAAATCTTTTTATTAGAATCATTGATTGTTTGAATGCGCTGTGCATTATTGATTTTTGCTTGCTCTGCATATCCCGCATGAGCCTCTGGAGATTCTTCTGGATATGATAAAGCCCAATATAAAGCATCTTCTGATTCTTTTTCAGAACCACTAGGAAGTTTTCCTCCGACTTCTTCAAACTCACGCAAAGCATCAGCCCTAACATCTTCTGGCTTTTTCCCTGTGTGCTTCTCTTCTACCAATGCCGCAAAATGGTCTGCAACATCTTTCTCTACTCCTTGAGATGTAAGTGACTTTGAAATAAAAGAACCAGTTCTAGAAGATGGAGAAAGTTTTTCTATAGGTTGTAATTCAGCGGTTGGTTCTACAACAGGGGCTTCTCCAGCAACCGATACAGGAGGTTGGGCTTCCTCTTTTGGCAAAGATGGAGCCGTCTCCTTTGGTGCTAAAGGGGGTGTTTGGGATGGTTTCTTTTTTGTGTTTTCTTCAAGCAATTGCAGAATTGGCTCTGGTTGAACACCAACTTCTACCCATCCCCTTGTTCCATCTGCAAATTCCACTTCTTCGGTTGGAAGTCCGCGAGTGCTTGTTCCTTGCTTGCCAGTATATCTTGCTGATTTAACATTATCTCCAGATGTAGATTGTGTATCTCCAGCACTATTTTCATAGGCTATTTGAGGATTGTCTAAATCAACTATTTGACCCTTTGGTTTATTTGCTAAGTCTGTATGATTACGATATTTTTCTCTAGCTTGTGTTCTTTCTTCGCTTCCCATGGGCAAAGATTGCCATGCATCATAAAGCCGTGTTTTTTCTTCATCCCATTGCTTTAGCTCATCAGATGCATACCACTTTCCCTTTGGTTCTTCAGTAGTAGTTGGTTCTTTTTCTGGAACAACTGGCTCCTTCGGCAACTCAGCAGGGGCGGCATCAATTCCTCCTTTTGCCGTGGCTTCCAGAGCGGAGTCGGTAGCAATTGCTTCATCACGAATTGTTACACCATACCTTTTAGCTAATTGCTCTGTGGTTGGATTTGATTTTAAGAATTCGTATTCTTCTTTTGCTTTGTCAGCCTCTAGTAGGTCAACAGCATCTTGCTCATATATTGGCCTTCCATTGGCATCCATTCCAACAATTTTTCGACCAGTAATAATTTCTTCAAGTTGATTTAATCTTGCAGAGGCGGCATTGTTTAAGTCCGTGGAAGTCATCGCATTTTCTGCTCTTGCCGTGGCTTCAAGGGCGGCGGCTGTAGCAGGGAGTCCAGCTTCTTTAATTTGCTTTGTCCTGCCACCAGCCACACCCATGATTCCCATAGGAGCAACTTGCGCTAAATCTTTAGCCGCCTCTTCAAAATTTCCAGCAACGATGTTTTCGGAAATGGTTGGCCTCCTATCTGCCTCGCTTGCCATCATATTGCCAGCGGCAGTAGCAAGTTCTCCTTGCGCCACGGCAAGCGGAGTGGATTGAAGGATACGACTAGCACCCCTCAAAAACACATTATCAAGTCCAGAGCTAACCTGCATTGGCAATGCGGCCCCTGCCTCCATTTCGACCAATCGCTTCATTCCAGCGGCAAGTGCTTCCGTATCCGTTTTGCCAGATTGCCTTTCTTCGTCAATAGTTGTATTGGCGGCAAGCAATGATGGAGCGGCAAACGATTTGATCCCGTCAACTGATTTGGTCGTTATAGCCTTCCAGATTGGAAGATCAGCGGCAGACTGCAATGCCCTTGTTTCTGCGCTCCCGCCTCCTGTGGCTATCGCTAATGCCACATCACCAATCATGTGACCTGCTCCGAACATGAATTGATTAAGGGGGCTTTGCGCCTCTTCTGGAGTCAGTTTGCTACCAGCAACAAGGTCTTGAAAATACTGGTCTCCCCTTTCAACGATACTCTTTTTAATTTTCTCTGAGAAAGGATTCTGACCAAATACAGCTTCAGCATCCTTTGCGATTGTTACAATCGGATTTACTCGCTTTGAAAGATCCCATCCAAATTGCTGAAGTTCGGAAGCCATCGTTCCAAGTCCCTTATACGCAGACTTAAACGCTTCTCCAGTATAATCAATAATGCCTTTTTCTTTAGCAGGGGTGGGTTGAACGCCCTCTGCTCCGAATGGGGCGGCTTTCATAGCCGCTTGTTGGGGGGAAATTACTTGCGCTTCGTTCCCCGTAGGGATTTGGCCTCGTAGCCCTTGCCCTTCTTCTTCCCCTTGGATTCCTCCTTGGGCATCTTGCGTTTGTCTTTCAATTAACTCACCTCCTTGCGGAATACCCGTTGTTACACGGGCTTGGTCATCGCCCCGAAACTGGCTTTGGTCTTCGGCTGGCAACATACTGTCGGCTTGTACCCCTTCAGTTGATCCTGCTTGGACTTCGCCGCTGACGGCTTGTTCATTGCGATTGTCGAGTGGCCCTTGACCACTTTCGCTGGTTGCATCTTCATAATTAACACCTCCTTCTTTTTGTTTGAAATGCGTGGCAATGTCATCAAGAGAATACCCTTGTTCCTTTGCAACGCTAAAACGCTCATCGGATGTAGCGATATGATTGAAAATTTCATCATCGCTATATCCTTGTTGCCTTGCTTCAGCAAGAGATTGTTCAGAAAATGCCATTGTTAGAAGATTTCACCCAGCGGTTTTCTGGCTGGTTGTTCTTCTGTTGTAACCTCTTCTTTTACTGCGGGCAAGGAAGATGGAGTTTGTTCAGTTGGAGTTGCGGCGTCCATAAACGCCGCCGTGCCACCAGCTTGACCGGGGAATTCAACGCCAGCCCTTGCTCCATCGCTGAATTGACTTGGGAAAGCCTCCTTCAATGGGATGACTTTTTCATCCTCTGCTCCCATTTTAATGACTGGTTCTCCTTTTGATGTAACTCCAGCAACACCAAGTCTCGTGCCAGTTGGGTCAAATTCCCTAGCCCTCCCAGCCATCTCTTCTGCGGTCATCACTTTGTCTGGTGCCCTATATGTAACAGTCGGAGTTTCGCCAACCTTCCCTGTAACTGATTCCGCTCCACCAGAAATGATTTGCTTGTTACGTTCCATTGTTCGTTGCAATGCCGCCTCCTCAGCCGCCTTCAAGTTGGCAAGGTGCTGTTGCTGAATGGGAGCAATAACAGTTTCAAGCGATTCCCAGTTTGCGGTTCCATCTTCATTCAAAGATCCAGACTTCACAACAAATTCTTCTGGAGACATATTAATCCCGCTATTAACAAGCCTGTCCTTTAATGACTTCATTATGTTTGAATTCTGCTCCTCAAGAGGGGCAATGTGCGTCTTATAAAACTCGTTTCCATGAACCCTGTCAGACAACACATCAATCACATCAGGGTTTGTCATTTTAAGCCTTTGAAGTTTTTGCGTAAACTGAATGTCTTGAGGGTCAAGTCTCAATACTTGATTCATTGCGTTTGCCGCAGAAACTTCCTTTTTCAGCACATTTTGTTGTTGCTGAAGGTTAAGAAGGAATTTTTTTCTTTCAAGCTCTGCATTTTGAATCCTCAAATTATTAGCAAATTCATTTTGCCTTTGCCTTTGCATTTGCAAAGATTGCCTTACTGCAAGCCCTTGTTGCTGTCGTGCTTCCGACATGGCTCTTGCTTGCGAGGCGGTTAATTGACTTGGTACGCCACCTCCTCTTTGTGAAAGGATTGATCTAATTTCATCCTCGCTTTTTGCGTTCCTTAAAGATGCCATCACATCTAGCCCTTGGGCATATTGATTCGGCCCTTGTGCCGTGGAGATTGAAATTTCGTCTTCTTCTTCCATAATAAAATTTACTTAAAAGTTAATTCCTGTGTTAGCCATTCTAGGCTCCCAAGTTCCAGCGGTTCCCCTTCCACTAGTTAAGGAATCAAGTTCCTTTTTGTATTCATTATAAAGATTAGCTTGCTCTTTCTCTCTATTTTTAATCAAGAATTCTTCAACAACGGATCGTGGATTTGCACCCTTAGACCCAAATGGATCTTTTGCAAGAGTCTTTTTGAAATAATCTTGGTAATACAATTCTGCCTCCATTGGTGAAATTTGGCCGCCGCCGCCCCGTCCCCCTCCACCGCCCCTTCCTGCTCCACTCATTGGTTGAGTGCCTTTTGCCGCTCCACTATTTGGTGCATTATACCTATTTATTATTCGCTGAAGCTCCTCTGGATCTGAAATTGAAAGCGGGGCGGTCTGTCCGGGGTTTTCTTCTTCCCATTGTTTCGCGGCGGCTCTAGCCCCAAGTCTGCCGCCACGGGCAATTGTTTGTTGCCTACCAGACAGATACGGAGTTTCGGATTCAATTGATCCAGACTCATATGCTTGAACCTGCTTGGATACCGCTGGCTTAAATTCAAATGCCATTCCTTCTCCATTAAACAGATTTTCAAGAGCATTGGTTGCATTAAACATACCCTCTGATGCATTTTTTCCTTCTTGAGCCGCATTTTTTGCTCCTTGAAACGCTTGTTCAGAAACACCCATTGCCGGGGCTAAATAATCAGGCTGTTGTAATGGCATTTGCCAAGGGTTATCAAGTTTAACATTCGGTGCCCCAGTTATTGAAGCAAGAGCATTTGAAAATGGATTATCCATATTTTTAGATTAAATTTTTAATTCCGCTAGGAGCAAATGCCTTTGTCTGAATGTCAACCTGCGCTTGCTCTCCCTCTTGGAAGGCAATGGTTTCATCGTTAAGGCATTGATAAGCAAGGCTCCAATAAGCACTAGCCCTCTCTAGTTCATTCGCATTATCATAGTTATATGCCTGTACGCCATAACGGTATGCATTGCGATTAGATGGGACGAGAAGATCGGAGCTATTTACAAGAGGAACATACCCCCTTCTAACAATACAATACATGGTTCTGTTTTCGGGAACTTGCCCAACCACGCGATAGCGTTGAGTGTCAGAAGTGGCTCCACTTGGAAGGGCAGATGCAGGGGATGGCCCCATCCTAATGATCTGTGTGTCACCAGCATAATTTGCTGGCATATATCCAATGCCGCCATCATTAAATGGATACCAATCAGATTGTATATCAACGATCTGCCCTGCGTCTTGGGTAGGATCAATCGCCATTACCTTTAACACGCTTTCCACGCCGGGGACGGTATCGAAATAGTAAGTGCCATCAACGGCTTGACTGACGGCAAACGACTTAATAAATCGGTTTCCCTTCCATTGACCAGAAGAAATAAACCTCTCATTCACAAAGTTAATAGCGTCTGCAACAACTGGATCAGTAGCCCCTTGTGAAGTAACAAACGGAGCAAGCAGGGTTTTCGCCTGTGAAAACGTAAGGGAGGGCATAATTAAGTTATCACTAACTTGCCAGCACGATAAAAGTCAATGAACTTTCTTCTATTACTCATTGTCCTCGTCGTCATCTTCGGAGTCTATTACATCCTCCAACTGGTCGTTCATAAACTCGTTCATAAACACACTCATCATTCCCTTGATTGCAAAGTCATTTCCAATTTTGCAGTTTAACAACACAGTCTCCCCTTCGATTTCCCTACTTACCAAAATAATAGCATGGTCAAAGAATTCCGCAGTAAGGTTCCGTATCTGAAGAATCCACCTTTCTGATAGTTCTTTTTCGCTTAACGGAGGCTCCGTAACTGGAGTTTGTTTGCGTTTCCTTGCCATGCTTCACTTGAAATAATTCCAGCGGCATTAACTAGCAAGGATGTTGTCAATTTCTCCTTGGATTTCTGGTGTTATCCCTCCCCAACTCCAAAATTGCCTAGCATATGCAGGAACTTCAGAGGGGTGTTTCCACTCAAATTCATCTGGATGGAAGCGATATAGCCATTGCCCAAAGGTGTTGAACTCGCTAAACCTGTTCTCTGGCTGGCTGGCAATCCATGTATCAATGCTCATCCCATGCTGTGCCTCCATCCAAGCACGGAATGGAGCGTAAAGATGACGGGGGTAGATAATCGGTAAACGCCTCATATACTCGTATTCATCCCTCCACCCTAACGAGACTGCGGATATGTCCTTCCAAGGCGATTCTACGCCATCCTCGCGCAAAATAATAGGCTTCCCGTTGCTGAAGAACATGGACGGCTCCACATCTTGCGTCCAAATGCAGTCCGAATCCACATGGAGAATGTAATCGGCATGGCAATACTCATCGGCATGAAGCTTGGTAATCTGTTGGGCCAAGTATCCATTGCAGGAGTCTGTAACAAGGTGAACCTCTTCGCCAGCGATGCTGGGCATCAATTCAAAATCTTGGTGCGGAATAACAATGTGGATCTTTCCAAACCCCCTAGCCCTCTGATAGCACGACTTCAAGCAATGGTTCAGCCACTTAAAGTCATCCCTGTAGGAACGTATAAAAATATCAACTGTCATTGAGCATACACCTCCCCCATCTTTGAGGTTCTGTAAAGAGGTTTGTCGCGTTGAAAAATTTTTCTTGCCAGTTGTCAAGGAATCCTTGATAACTCAATCGGAATCATTGCTGGTTGCATTGGAAATATCCGATGGCTGGGATACCAGTAGGGCTGGAAACAGCCGCCAGCAGTTATTCCTTCGGTGAAAACTTCGGGGTAATCTTCGGTGAACCCCTGCTTCGTGGAGTGGCCGTTAAACGTCACAAAGCGGACGCATAAATCGGGGGAGGCAATGAGGGGGGAAACACGGACGCAGAAGGCTTCACGCCTCGTTCCGAAATCCCAGCGACCTGATCTTCCCCCGACCCTTTTGCACACTACGCTTGCCGTGTGTATCGTGCAGGGGTTTTGTAAGAACGGCTAGAGAACGGCTAGAGTTACTGGGTCGGTACTGGGTCGGTACTGGGTCGGTACT